AATCAGGCACTTTGAAACTGATTCTGTTGAGACCACGTATGAGGACGTTTAACGCTGAGATGATCGCGTTAATAGGAGTCTTGATGGCGGTCACGATGCCGTTCCAGGCCTTCTCAGCCGTCTCATTGATGCTGTTCCAAATGCCCGTCAGTTTTTCCTTGATGGTGTCCCAGTTCTTGTAGAGTTCAACGCCGATGGCGATTGCGGCGGCTATAGCAGCAACCACCAGACCTGTTGGAGTGGTTAGCCACTGCAACATACCGCCCAATTTACTTGCCGCGCCCGCGAGCCCGGAAAATGTGTTTATGGCCGTACCAACGCCCACGAGCAACGGCCCGATGCCTGCGACTACGGCTGCAATCGTGACGATCGTCTGTTGCATCTCAGGATCCAGGTTCGCGAACTTCTCTGCAAGTCTGGCCACCCCGTCAATGAGCGGCTGCGCGGCCTCGATAGCCTTGGAGAGTGCGGGCACCAACGCTTCGCCCAGAGATATCCCCGCGTCGACCACCTTGTTCTTGAGAACAGTCAGTTTACTCTCGTTGGTCTCGTAACGCTGTGCGGCTTCGTTCGATAGAGCAATGTTCTCCTGCCAAGCCTGAGTACCCAATTCCAGCGAAGTGCGGAACAGGTCTCCGGCACCGGCGGCCCTTAATAGGGCGTCTCGGACCCGGATTTCGCTGAGACCCAACTCCTCGAGGACGCCGAAGACGTTCTCACCTTCCGCACTCATGCGCCCAAGGCCCTCGATGAACGTCACCAGGGCTCCGGCAGCATCCTCACGCCAAGCCCGGGCAAACTCCTCCGAACTCATGCCCGCAACGGCTGCAAAGCCTTTTAGTTTCTCTCCCCCCGAGGCTACCTCGCCCGCGATATTGATCATAACCTTCGAGATCGCCGAACCTCCGGCCTCGGCAGCGATGCCAACGGAAGACAGCGCTCCGGCCATGGAGAGGATCTGCGCCTCAGTCATTCCGACCTGGGTTCCAGCGCCGGCGATGCGCAGCGCCATTTGTGCGATCTCGGCCTCGGTAGTGGCCAAGTTATTGCCCAATGCCACTATGGTCGAACCCAAGCGATCAAAGTCGCGCTGGTTCATCTGTGTGATGTTGGCCAGCCGCGCCAGCGTGGTTGCAGCTTCCTCACCAGCGAGGTTCGTAGTCACACCGAGGTCGGCCATGGTCCTGGTGAACGTGAGGATGTGCTCCGTTTGGATTCCTAGCTGTCCGGCAGCTTCGGCGATGGCCGCGATGTCGGTAGCGCTTTGAGGAATTTCCTTGGCCATGTCCCGGATGCCCTTTTCGAGTGCGGCGAACTCTTCCTCGGTCGCATCGACCGTTTTCCGGACGCCAGCGAACGCACTTTCGAAGTCGATGGCAGTCTTTGAGGATATGCCCCCAACCGCCATAAGTAGGGCAGTAAACCCGACCGTGAGCTTGGTACCTATGGACTGAAGCTGGCTCCCCACTTTGCCAAGGCGCTTCTCGACCTTCGACATGTGTTTCTCGAATTGTTGTGCGTCGGCTCCCACCTTCACGATGAGTTCCGCCAAAGTAGCCACAGGTACCACCTCCTCCTAAAGCACCACGGCCGGGGCTACTTCCCCAGCCGCTCTACCAACTCTTCGTATTCAGTCTTTCTTTGCTCCGGTGTCTTCAGGGCCTGTCGCCTAGACGCAGGCGCCAGAAGCCTCTCGAGGGACGGCAACTTCTTCTGCCTACTGAACAAGGCGGTCATCCACGCGATTTCTATGCGGCCTCTGGATTCATGCTCCGAACGAGCCAGAACGATGTCTCGGAGTTCGCCAGGGGTCAGTCGCCCGATATCCCAAGGCATGAGCCCCGCGGCATAAGCTGCGGGCAACGAACCTTCAAGCCAGTCGGAAAAGCGGAGGCCGGCTACTCTGCCGCCTCCGCCTTCGCGTTTCCCTCTTCCTGCTCTTCCTGTTTGCCGAACAACCCTGAGCCTATCAGCGCCTCTACGAGTTTCCCCTCGAGGACAGACAGGTCTCCTCCATCTTCGATGTACTTCTGAAGCAAGGTACCCGCCCGCTGCAGCGTTAGCCCATGGTCTTGCCACTTGAGACCTGCCCATAGTAGGGCTCGGATGGTGCGAATGCCAAGGTTTTGCTGGAGTATGGCGCCTATACCGACGCCCAGGGCTTCCTCTGCATCAGAGAGAGCGTTAATGTCGAAGCGCAATTTGCGGGGCTTGTCGAGTTCGACGCTCACATGTTTGGGCATATGCGGTCACCTACTCCGGAAGCTCCGTAGGCGCACCGGTGCCCTGAAGCTCCATGCTGTAATTGGCCTCGCCATCGTAGGGCCCTTCTAGATCCTTCGAGGTTACTAGGGCGAGCCCCTCAAACGTAGCCGTGCCTTCTTCCTGCCACCGTACCTTGACCTTCTTCTCCTGCCGCATAGCATCCACTAGGGCCTTGTAGGCAGTGTCATCGGGGATAAGCACACCGTCGCAGCTGATGGACCACTCACCATCGCCGTATTCATATTCCTTGTAGCCGCCGGAGCCTTTGTGAGTCACATCGATGGTTTCGCGGCTTTCGCTCAAGGTCGCCCCACGCTGGCCGCCAACGGGCGTCCACTGCGGAGTACCCTCCGTGCCGGTATCCACCAGAATCAAGATATCTACACCTTTGGTAGCCATGGTCGGTCACTCCTCTCGGTGCCATAGGATGAAGTCCAAAATCACGCGATAAAGAGGGGGCTCTGGCTCATGCTCATACGCCTCTTGTTCATCCACGCATTCTGCGTATGGATATCGGCTCATAGCAGTTCTCACTGCCTCGGCCAACCTCTTCGCCTCGAGATAGTTCGGAGACCAGCAGTCAATCTGTAGGCGCGGTCGCGAATCGCCTTCATAGCCCGCTTTGCTGTACACTCGAACCGTATCAACACGCTGGTAGCGAATCGCTGGATAGACTACTCTCTGCGGAAGGGCTCCAGGGTAGAGGCGAGTGTCCACGAGTTCCAAGACGGTTCGATCCGCCATCAGATGAGCCCGAACAGAAACCTCCAAGAACTCCATCTATCGCAGGCCCCCCTCCAGCAGTTTCCGCAGGTCTTCCTCGATTTGCTTCTTTACCTGATCCTTCTTGCTATCCCAGGCCGGCCTAAAGTAGGGCTTCGCCTGAGAGTGCCGGGTGCCATACTCGACCAGGTAGGCGTGCGGCGCCTTCTTGTAATCGACGGCAGCGAACGCGCTCGCGACGAATTTACCCCGGCGTTTGCCGATCCGCGCCTTGATGGCCGACTTCAATAGGCCGGTTCTGACGGGGACGCGCTGTTTGGCCTCGTCGCGGACAACTCTCATGCCCTTGACCAGCACCTGCTCGACCTCTTTGGCCTCCAGGGATGAGGTGAGGGATCGGACCCGCCTCACGGCCTCATCCAGCCCCTCCACCTGCACCCACATGCCGCTCTTGCCCATCAGACCACCTCCCGGCACATGAGTTGCAGCTCGACGTGCCGCTCCTCGGGGTCGATGACGGAGAGGATGTTGAACAGCCGGCCGTCGTAGAGCACGCGCATCTCGGGCCGGATACCGCGGCGGTAGCGAATCCTGATGCGGGTCGTCACCTCGGCCTGCACCTGCTGGGCGGCGAAATACTCGCGGCCTCTGAGGGGCTCTACGGCCCCCCAGACAGTCGCCACGTCCTGCCACATGTCAACAGGCTGCCCGGCCTCGTCCTGGTCGGTGACATGCTCCTGGATAGTGATGCGATGACGGAAGATCGCCGCCGTTGTCATGGCGTCACCACCCGATAGTCCTCAGCCAGTGTCAGGTGAGCTTTCAGCATCGCATAGGACTGGAGCAGTCTATCGGCGGCCTGGTCTGCGTAGTCGAAATGGGCCCGACAATAGATGACGACGGCCCGCTTAATCAGCGGGTCCGCCGTCTCCTTCTGCGCCTTATTCGGCGAGACACCAGACAGGGCCAGATCAGCCAGAGCAGCGTCGATCAGCGCCTGAATCTCGGTGTCCAGTTCATTCCCATCGACCCGTAGGGCCGTTCTGACCTCGTCCAGCATCGTGTGTCACCTCGCTAGCCAGCAGCCTTCAGCTTGACCAACACTACACCGTTCGGATCGGCGAGCTTGCCGTCGGCGATCATTGTGGCCTTGCTGACCCACTCGTCGGTGTTCTCGTCGAAATACCTGCGGTAGGTGATCGCCATGTTGCTATTGACGAGGTAGTCTTCCAAGCGCACCAAGATTGCGATCACATCGCCCGCAGTGGCCGCGTCCACTGACGGCAGCAAATCGGTCGGGATCGCTTCCCGACCGAGGAACCGTTCCACGATCGAGCCGTCCAGGCCATAGGTCACCCTAGCGACGGGCTGGCCATTATTATCGACCATACCGACTATGTGGGTGTTCCAGTCGGCATCGTTCATGATGAGCACAGCACCGGACCGGTACGCTCGGGGCAGCTTGCCCATCAGGGAGGCCCAAGTCTTATATTTCGAGAAATCCGCCTGGGCCACCTCGACTACCTGAGCTGCCGGAATGCCGGTGTCGTTGATGATGCCCAAAGGCTGGCCAACGCCCGTACCCGAGATGATGGCCTCATCGAGCGCCTTGACCATT